GGACCTGCGCGAGCGACAGTTCCCAGATCTCCGGGGTCCGAGTCAGGGCCGGTGGGGCGGGTCCCGGGGCAGCGGTCCCGGGCTTCACGACGATATCGATCACTCGGCCCGGCGAGGCGTTCAGCCGCACCACCACCCGATCGATCCGGGGGTAGGTCGCGTGGGCCGTCGGCACCGCCAGCGTCAGCGCCGCATCGTTCTCGCAGAACCGGCCCTGCACCATCGCGGTCCCGGTCCCGACCAGGACGGTCATCGCCGGCGGGTCCGTCACCGTGACGGCCATCTCGTTCCCGTCCTCGTGGACGACGCCGTCCCGGATCTGCTTAGCCATCATCCTGCACAGGAGCGCCGCGGAATACACCCGGTCGGGGTTCTGCGGATCGCTCACGTCGAAAATGCCAGTGTTCAAAGTCATCGTCTTGTCTCCGCGTTATCTCGCTTCACGGTCCGGAGCAGGCTGATTAGGTCCGGCCACTCTTTCCCGAGCCCGAGCACAATCCGCCCGGATGGATACTGTTCGGTCACCGTAACGATCCGGGCCTGCATCGTAGCAACGCCCGGATACTCGGCGCTGACGATATCGCCGAGGTCAAAGTCAGTCATGTAGCGATACGTCGGGGTCGGGAGATACTCGACCTCCAGGGTCGTCGTCTCACCCCGGTCCGCCAGCAGCTCCTGCCCCCGGGCCGTCAACTCGTCAGTCGTCGCAAGGTCCCGGGCGTCGATGTAGACCTCGCGCCGACTCCACCCGGTCGCCGTCCCGACCTCGGTGATCGTCCGGAGGTCTGCCTCTCCCTGCCCGGCCACGATCGCCAGGGTCGGGGCGTCCGAGAGGCAGGCCCGGTAGCCGGCGATCAGGCAGTTGCCGAGCCTCGGAGAGAGCAGGATCTCGGCGGACCTGTCCGCCCCCTCCAGCGCGTCGAAGAGGATCTCGCCGGTGTCAGGGGACCAGAGGATACCCCACCCGAGCCCGGACTGGAGGGCGATGGATTCCAGGATTTCCACGAGTCCCTGGAACCGGGCCCGGACCTGCACCGTCGCCCCCCTGCCCCGGTCGACGAGCATCAGGTCGAGGCCCGGGATCGCCCGGTCGGGGTCGGTCGGATTAACCGCGTTTACCTCGACATAGTGGCGCATGGCCGTCTCCGCGATGACGTCGATCTGCTCGTCGTAGCCAGTGCCGGACGACGTGCCGT